TGCTGGTGGCTATCGTCACGCCAAACATTTGGTGTCCCGGTGTAAATGAGGTCAAGGAACTGGCATGGTGGGTTCACCCTGACCATCGGGATGGAACTGTGGGCGGCAAGTTATTTGTCTTCTTCCGAAAGCATGCTGAAGAATTGATTGAAGACGGCAGAGCAGAAATAATTACCGCATCGCTTATGGCGAACAGTCCTGCTATCGATCTTGAGGCGCGAGGCTTCCGCAGGATCGAATCGACGTTTTGTAAGGAATAAGAAATGCCATCATCAATTGTCATTGCTGCGGCACAGATTTATGGATTGGTCACGGGCCTCATGGCCGCGTATCCAGTCTTCGCGATGGCCGTTAACTTTGCCGTTTCTTATGCCGTCACGCGGGTGTTTGGTGCAAAGGCGCCCAAGCAGCAAGACAACGGTGTTCGCCAGCAAATCCCGCCAAGCTCGGAAAACCGCATCCCGGTTGTCTATGGTGAGGCGTGGATGGGCGGCACGTTTGTCGATGCCGTGCTGTCAACCGACAACCAAGCGATGTACTACGTTTTGGCGATTAGTCACATCTCGCCAAGCGGTCAGATCACGTTTGACACAACACAGTTTTACTACGGCGACCGACTGATCACGTTTGCCCCTGGTACTAATCGCGTTGCTTCGCTTACTGATGGTGCTGGCAATGTAGACACCAAGATCAACAACTATCTGTATTTCAATCTTTACACGTCGACAGATGCTGGAGTCATCACAACCGTGATGGGGTCTGCGCCTAACGTAGCGATGGGCGGCTCTGACATCCCTGCTGGCTTGCGTTGGCCTGCGTCTGGTCGGCAGATGAATGGGCTGGCGTTTGCCATCATTTATCTGAAGTACAACACTGACGCTGGCACAACCGGCTTGCAGCCAATCACTTTTAAGCTCAATCATTCCCTTAACGGCACTGGAGTGGCAAAGCCAGGGTCTGTGCTGCGCGACTATCTGGTCAGCACTGTTTATGGCGGCGCAATCCCACTTGCAAACGTCGATACGACTGCTTGCACTGATCTTGACACCTACTCTGATCAGACTATCACCTACACGCCAAGCGGCGGCGGCTCGGCAACTCAAGCGCGTTATCGTATCAATGGTGTTTTGGATACGGGCGAAACTGTACTTAACAACATTGATCACATTCTGACTGCTTGCGACTCTTGGCTTTCGTATCAAGCCGAAACGGGCCAATGGTCGCCAGTCATCAACAAGGCTGAGTCTTCGTCATTCAGCTTTGATGACTCCAACATCATTGGCGAAATCCGCGTTAGCGCGGTTGATCTGACGCAATCGGTCAATCAGATTGAGGCGTCATTCCCGTGGAAAGGTAACAAGGATAAACCCAGCACAGTGTTCCTACAAACACCGTCTGGCTTGCTGTATCCCAATGAGCCGGTCAACAAGTACACAACCAACTTCTCAATGCTGAATGACTCGGTTCAGGCAACATACATTGCCAATCGAGTGCTTGAACAAGCCCGTGAAGACCTGATTGTTTCGTTCAACACCGCGTACACCGGCATTCAAGTTAACGCGGGTGATGTGGTCAGCGTGACCAACTCATCCTACGGCTGGACCAACAAGCTGTTCCGCGTATTCAAGGTCAACGAAACCAGTCTGCCGGATGGCAACCTCGGTGCGCGGATTGAGATGAATGAGTACAACGCTCAGGTCTATGACGACTTCAGCATTACTCAATTCACCCCTGCGCCCAACAGCAATCTTCAGTCTGGTTATTACTTCCCGGCTCTTGCTGCGCCGACATTCACTGATCAGGCACCGACGATTCAGCCGCCGACATTTAGTGTCGTCTGCCAGTTGCCATCGACCGTTCGCGTCACCAAGGTCACTCTTTACTACACAACGTCTGTTAGCCCAACGACTTCGGATTGGAAAGTCTGGGCCACTGAGATTGCTTCAAATGCTGCTGCATTTGCTCCGGGCCTCTCGCTCAAATTCCCTAACGTCAATCTTGCGCCAGCCACTTACTACTTCGCTTTTAATGTAGAAAACGAAGTGTCGGTGTCGCAGCTTTCATCGACTTCCGCTGCTTTTGTTTGGGCGCCTTCTGCTGCAACTGGGCCGACTGGCCCAACTGGCAGCAGCGGTCCTACCGGCAGCAGCGGTCCTACCGGCAGCAGCGGTCCTACCGGCACATCCGGCCCGACTGGAAATACCGGCCCAACAGGCACTAACGGTAATCAATACGCTGACGCATATCTTTATCAATGGTCGCCTGTTACGCCGGGTAACCCTAATGGTCAATCAACCTATGATTGGACTAGCGGCACAAACACGGCTTACACAGGCGGCAACGGCTGGTCTGTAACTATCCCGGCCAATCCCGGTACGCCGGGAATCTATTTGTGGATTGCTGTTAAGCCTGTTACGGCTGCTGGCGGCACTACATCTACAACTGTTTCTTGGGCATCTGGTTTTACTGTCACAGCAACTTCGGCCAATGGTCCAACCGGGCCGACAGGGGCGACTGGTAGCAAAACTGCCCGTGTCAGTGTTTATCAATGGGCGGCTACGATACCGGCTGGGCCTACTGGCACTTCAACGTACACATGGGCAACTGGCACATTTACGCCCAATCCATCTGGATGGTCTAACACCATCACCAGCTCTCCCAGTTCTGGATTTACGCTTTGGGAAGCAACTGTTTCATTGATTGACGCGGCATCTGCCACAACGACCACAATCAATTGGACTACGGCGAGCATTCTTGCTGCTGGTTATGCTGGGGCATCTGGTTCAAGCTCTCGCATCTGTTTTGCGCGAGTAGCTGGCACGCCCAATCCTCCGGTGCCGGTATCGGGAACGATTACCACTACAGGGTCGGCTTCATTTCCAAGCAGTGCTCAATCGCTTTCAACCTGGGGGTTCTCTGCGACTTGGGGCGCGTCAGACCCCAACCCGTCTAGCACTGATTCCCTGTATCAATCAGACGGCATCTACGACCCGGCAACCAATAACACGGTTTGGTCCACGCCTTACATCTCAAGTTTGAAAGTTGGCACGCTTTCGGCCATTACGGTTAACACGGGAGCGTTGACGGTTCAAAACACGCTAACTGTTAACACGCTTGGCAAGATTCAGGGTGGTCAAACAGACTACAACACGGGTACTGGTTTCTTCCTTGGCTATAGCGGCTCGGCTTATAAGTTTTCAATTGGATCATCATCTGCATCTTTGCTATGGGATGGTTCTTCATTAAGCCTTACCGGCGCAAGCAATCTTGATATTGGTGGCACAGCCAAATTTTCAGGAAACAATTCATCTCTTGGTCAGAATGTGACCATGTGGGTGCAAGGATCTGCTACTACATCAACAAGTTTACTTGTTCAAAATTCATATCTTAGTGGTTACTGCATTCAGGCCAATCATCTTGGAAGTTCTGCAAGTAGTAATCAAGGATCAGGTATTCTTGGTTCTGGTGCAATTACCGGCGTATTTGGTACAACTTCAACATCTTCTGTTGCTCAAGCCGGTGTTGAGGGTTATAGCTATTTTGGAAAAGGTGTTCAAGGCTCATCGCAATCTGGATGGGGTGGATACTTTACAAATGGCGGCATTCCAATTCAAGGACTATACGCAAGTGGCATTCAAATTCCGCAAACGGCAGAAATACGATGGCAAAATTCTGCTGGCACCGGAATTGGTGCATACATGGCAACTGATGCCAATGATGCGCTTTACATCATTTCGGGTGCATCAGGCTCCGCAGACCCCAAGGCAGTCCTAATCGGCACGAAGGCCACGGCGCGGGTGCGTGTCGAAGCAGCCTTTTTGCGCCCCGAAGTTGATAACGCTGTCACGCTTGGCGCGGCTTCTTTCCGCTATGTTGATGTCTATGCGGTCAGTGGGTCGGTCAACACCTCCGACGAACGGGAAAAGAACATCCTTGGTGCCAACCCTCTCGGGCTTAACTTCATCAACAAGCTGCAAACCATCCAATACAAGTGGAAGGTGGCGCAAGCTGCGGTCAAGGAAAACGTCTTTGACGATGAGGGCAACCTGACGGGCGAACGGGAAATCGAACCGGCCCGAGAAGGGGTGCGTACCTTCCACGGTTTGAGTGCCCAACAAGTCAAGGCGACCCTAGATCAGCTTGGGGTGGATAGCTTTGCCGGGTGGGTCTTGGCAGACAAGGACGATCCCGACAGCATTCAGGGTTTGCGCTATGGCGAATTCATCGCCCCGCTGATCAAAGCAGTGCAAGAGTTGTCGCAAAAAGTTGCTGACTTGGAGGCAAGACTTAAATAGAATTTGGTAAGACAAGACACCAACCATCCGCGCCACGCAAGTGTGTGAGGCGCGTCACAACCTGAGAACAGGGAACAAATATGGCTGTCTTTAACAAGAATACGCTTGCACAGGTAAGCGGTTTCGACAATCAAATCATTGCCGGTGAGTTGGTCTATCAACAGAAGACCTACTGGAACATTCGGCTCGCGCAAGACGCTTGCAGCACTCCCGTAGTCCCTATCAATTTGACAGGGGCGACGATCAGCGCACAGATTGTCAGGCGAACCGTCAGCAATGTTGTGGACACCCGCAACGGTCTGACCTTCAACATCGGGAATTACACCCCGACTCCCACCCCGATCAACCTCACGATCACCAATCGTGATGACGCTACCGGCTTCTTTACGGTGGTGTTGGACGATAGCGCATGGGGCATCATCGCAGGGGAAGCGGGGCTAGACATTGCGGCTTCCTCTCCGGTGGCCTTCTCGGGTCGAATCAAGGTGAGTTTCCCCGCCTCGGGGTCTACTCCCGCCGACGACACCATCATCTTCCTGCTGTTCCTGATCCGGTCTGACGGCATCACTAACGTCTGAGCATCACCATGACAAAAATCATCGTACAAGACGCGAATAACATTACCGCGATCATCGATCGTGGGATGCTTGGACCAACTGGGCCAATGGGTACAACTGGTTCTGCTGGCCCCACCGGGCCTACGGGAGCGGGTGGTCCTGGCCCAACTGGCCCAACTGGCGCGGCGGGTGTTAATGGCGCCACTGGCCCTATCGGCCCCACGGGAGCCGCCTCTACGGTAGCCGGGCCAACTGGACCAACTGGTAATTCCGGGCCTACCGGGCCTACCGGCGCGGCTTCTACTGTTGCGGGTCCGACTGGCCCGACTGGTGATTTTGGACCTACGGGTCCAACTGGCGCGGCATCAACAGTGGCTGGCCCGACCGGCGCTATTGGTCCTACTGGAGCGCAAGGCGCGCAAGGAAATGCAGGCCCGACCGGCCCGCAGGGTGTTCAGGGCATTCAGGGTATCCAAGGTAATGCCGGCCCGACCGGCCCGACCGGGGCAGCATCGACCGTGGCTGGTCCTACTGGCCCTATTGGCAGCACTGGTCCAACAGGGGCATTTGGCCCCACGGGTCCGACAGGAGCCGCATCAACCGCAGTAGGTCCAACTGGGCCGACTGGTGATCAAGGGAATGTTGGCCCGACCGGCCCCACCGGCGATCAAGGCGCACAAGGAAATATCGGTCCCACTGGCCCTCAAGGTGTTCAGGGTCCGCAAGGCAATACTGGCGCTGCTGGCCCAACTGGCCCCACCGGCGATCTTGGTCCGGCTGGCGCTACTGGCCCCACAGGTCCGCAAGGAATTCAAGGCAATGCAGGCCCGACTGGACCCCAGGGTATCCAGGGCATTCAAGGAATCCAAGGTGATGCTGGACCTACTGGCCCTGTTGGGGCCACTGGCCCGACTGGGGATGCAGGCCCGACTGGTCCAACTGGCGCTGTTTCTACCGTACCTGGGCCTACCGGCCCCACTGGTGCTCAAGGCATCCAGGGGGATGCAGGCCCGACCGGCCCTCAAGGCATCCAAGGCATTCAAGGTATCCAGGGCAATGCTGGCCCGACCGGGCCTACAGGAAATATTGGCCCCACCGGCCCCACTGGCGCGGCTTCCACTGTCGCCGGCCCGACTGGCCCCACCGGACCACAGGGCGCAGATGGTCAATCATCTAGCTTCTATCAGTATCAAGCAGACACCAATCAGACTAGCGGTGTGCCGACCGCTGGACATCTGTATTGGAATAACGCCACGCAAATTTCTGCCACCACTGTCACGCTCAGTCATCTTGAGCAGGGTGGGCTAGACATCGATGTGTTATTGGCCTTCATCAAGAATGGCGACGCATTTATTCTGCAAGATCAAAACAATTCTGCTAACTATCAAAAATGGTTGGTTAATGGCACGCCGACGATTGTGCCGAATAGCTATGTTCAAGTTCCTGTAACGCTTGTTGATTCAGGTGGACTTGGGACCACCAACTTCAACAACAACCATCAGCTAATCGTTGTCATTCAATCTGTTGGCGCAGTCGGACCTACTGGCCCTGTGGGAGCCACTGGCCCTACCGGAGCAGCATCGACTGTTGTTGGCCCGACCGGCCCCACCGGCCCGCAAGGTATTCAGGGCGATGTTGGTCCTACGGGTCCGCAAGGTATCCAGGGCATACAGGGCGCTCAAGGCATTCAAGGCGATGTTGGACCTACTGGCCCGACTGGGGCGCAGGGAATCCAAGGTGCAACTGGCCCGACCGGGGCTGTTGGCCCAACGGGTTCTGTTGGCCCGACGGGTCCGACTGGAGCACAAGGCATTCAGGGCAATGTTGGTCCTACCGGCCCGCAAGGCATTCAGGGCGCTCAAGGTATTCAGGGCAATGTTGGGCCAACCGGCCCCACTGGCGCAGTTGGTGCTACAGGCCCGACTGGAGCGCAGGGCATCCAAGGACCGACCGGCCCCACTGGCGCACAAGGTATTCAGGGTATCCAAGGTGTTCAAGGCAACACTGGACCTACCGGGCCAACCGGCTCTACCGGCGCGCAAGGTAATGTAGGCCCGACGGGTCCTACTGGTTCTACTGGAGCTACTGGCGCAGTTGGACCCACTGGCCCGACCGGCAGCACAGGCGCAACTGGTGCGGTTGGTCCTACCGGCCCCACTGGCAGCACCGGAGCAACTGGCGCTGTTGGCCCGACTGGCCCTCAAGGAATACAAGGAGTGGCCGGCCCAACAGGACCGCAAGGTGTCCAAGGCATCCAGGGTGTTCAAGGAAACACCGGGCCTACCGGGCCTACTGGTTCAACTGGCGCAACTGGCGCAACTGGCGCCCAAGGCCCGACCGGCCCCACCGGCGCAACTGGCGCCCAAGGCCCGACCGTTTATCCTGGCAGCGGTGTTGCTGTATCTACTGGTTCGGCGTGGGGTACATCGCTTACTGCTGCTAGTGCAAACACTGCAAATGCTTTGGTGCAACGTGATGCTTCTGGCAACTTCAGCGCCGGTACCATCACCGCGACCCTAAGTGGTAACGCCACCACTGCAACAACTGCCTCGAACGTCAACAACGGCACGCTCACCATGAACGTGTCAGGCACGGGGCTGTCGGGTTCTCAAACCTTTACGGCCAACCAGTCGGGCAATGCTACCTTCACCGTCACTTCAAACGCAACCAACGCCAACACCGCAAGCACTATTGTGGCGCGGGATGCTTCGGGCAACTTCAGTGCAGGAACCATTACCGCAACCCTAAGCGGTAACGCAAGCTCTGCCACTACTGCCACCACCGCTACGACTGCCAATGCTCTTGCTACCGGCAACAATTACCAAGTCAATTCGCTTGGTGTTGGAACTGCGGCATCAGGCACGGCAGGAGAAATCCGGGCGACCAACAATATCACTGCGTACTTTTCTGATGATCGGCTCAAGACCAGATTGGGCGTCATCGAAAACGCATTGGCAAAGGTCTGCGCTCTCAGCGGTTTCTACTACCAAGCAAACGAAACGGCTCAAACCTTGGGCTATGAGTCTGTGCGTGAGGTTGGTCTATCGGCCCAAGAGACTCAAGCGGTGTTGCCTGAAATCGTGGCTCCTGCTCCGATTGATGACAAGTACTTGACCATTCGCTATGAAAAGATGGTGCCGTTGCTAGTCGAAGCAATCAAGGAATTGGCTGCTGAAATTCAGCGATTGAAGTAAGGGGAAATCAATGCCTTTGCCATCATCAGGCCCACTTAGCCTAAATGACATCCAGACTGAATTTGGTGGGTCAAACCCCATCAGCCTGAACGAATACTACGCCGGTGGTGGGCTGGTTCCGGCGGGTACGACTGGCACCAATGGGGCCGTGCCTAGTAGCGGGGCAATCTCTATTTTTAATTTTTACGGCACATCCAACGTAGTTCCGTATTGGAGTGAAAACTACAATATTGGGGGCAATCCGGCTGCATATCCTCAAGGGCGCCCATATGTTGTTGGCGGCAATTTGCTGTGGGCAGAGCAGGACTACACCGGCAACCCACAAATTACATACATAAATAGCATTAACGCATCTACTGGCGCGCTTAATTACAGGCGCTCATTAACGTCTGTTTATATAAGCGGAACATTTTTTGGAAGCTACACTGCCTCCGTTGTAGACTCGTCCGGTAACTGGACTATTGCTAAAACTGTTAATAACGGTAAGGCGCAATTTTTTAGAGTAAATAGTTCCGGAACAATCGTGTGGTCGCGGATACTTGATACCTATCCGCCTACGTTTTACACCACAAGCTCCAACGGCATAGACGTAGATAGCTCAGGCAATACCTATATCCTTGGATATAGAACGGATACCGGGGGCAATCCGTTTGCTAGATTGATAAAACTTGATTCTTCGGGCGTTGTTGTTTGGACCCGAGAAATAGCACAAGCTACATACGCAAGCGTATCGTCTGGCGTAGCTGCGATCCGCGTATCCCCTACTGGGGATATTGTTGTTTGCCTTACCGGGCGCGACGCTTCTTGGTTCCGACCTTTAATTCTTAGGTACGACACTAATGCAAACTTCCTGTCAGGCATAGTCATTTCGCCCGTCAGCGGAACTGGCAATACTTACATGGGGCCGATTACTTTTGACTCTAGCGGCAATATTTATGGCTGGTTTCAGGGAAGCGCCGCGCCCGTTGCCGCTTTCCAACTAAACTCTGCGTTGGCGCTTCAGTGGCTCGTGAGCATCAGTGGTGTTTCAGGGGGGCAGAATCAAATAGAAATTGATTCCAGCAATAATATTTACATCCCGGTTTCACAGGCCAATCAAATATATGGGGTTGTCTCACTGACATCCGCTGGAGTATTTAGATGGGCCACTAATATCCAAGCCGGTCCGTCCCCAAGCAATAACGTGTATCTTAACAACCTTGGAATTGCGGTACAAGGCACTACGGCGCTTTTTACTTTAACAAATCGGTTTAACGCTTCGGTGGGGTTAAACAGCGGTGTTATCGGGAAATTTCCGACTGACAGAGCGTATACTGGTTTTTATCCTGCTGGAGCATCTACTGCAACTGAGGGCATTAACGTCGGTGTAAACACGGCGCCTTCTAGTGTTACAAACATAGCCTCTAGTTACAGCATCATATCGGTTACCCCGACAAATACGACAGTTACGTACACCACAAGTGCACACACTAGCCCCACAGTTGGCACAGTCACACCCACCATTACTAACGGCGCGTACACCCCGGTAAGTACTTACGGCTCTTATTTCTTTACCATTGCTGGTGTTTATAGTTGGATTGTGCCCGCAAATATTACAACTATAGCTGCCGTTGCGGTTGGGGGCGGTGGAGGCGCATCTTCTTATGCGGGGGGTGGAGGTGGAGGTCTTGGATACGGAACATACACAGTAACTCCCGGAGCAACTGTTACTGTTACTGTGGGAAGCGGTGGATCAGGTGGTCTTTGCACCCAAGGTAATGGCGCATCATCATCAGTCGGCTATGCGGGAGGCACAGGCATCATTGGAGCAGGAGCTACCGGGTCTAATGGCGGCTCATACGGAGGAGCTGGAGGAGGGGTTGGGGGTCAAGGTTGGGCGTTTAGCTATGGCGGCGGTGGAGGAGCAGCAGGCTATACAGGTAATGGAGGCCAGGGTTCTGCTCAATCAAGTGCTGGACAATCCGGGTTTGGCGGCGGTGGCGGAGGAGGTTCTGGAGCCAATTATTCTTTCACCTGCGGCGTACAACCAGGGGGCGGTTCAGGAGGTGGTGTGGGCCTTATAGGTGAAGGCCCAAGTGGTAGTGGCGGACAACTACAAGCGGGCCAAAATGGTAGCCCCGGTTCTTATGGCAGTTTCTTTAGTTTTGGTGGTGGCGGAGGCTCGGGCGGATATTATATTGCCAATTTTGGGTGCCCATGTAATGAATTTTATGTAACCAATTCAGGTGGTTCGGGCGGCCCCGGGGGTGTGCGTATTATGTATAGTCCGGGCGGAGGTCGCAATTATCCTTCAACAAATACGAGGCCGCTCTGATGTTATACATAAAAATTGTCAATGACACGCCAGTAGAACATCCAGTTTTCGCGCAGAATCTTTTAGAAGCTTTCCCTGGTATTGCCACAGAAGATTTCGTCACTCTTGGGTACGTACCATTTGTTAGAGTGGAATTAGTGGTTCCTTTTAATAAACGGTTTTTAAAAACGGAGTACGAAAAGGTTGATGGGATTTGGACAGATGTTCATTACTTCAGGGATTTGTCCCCAGAAGAAGTTGCGGCTCAGGCCGCATTCATAAAAAGTTCGGTAGACGACTGGTGGGCAAAAAGACCTTTTGCTAACAACTATACAGCCTGGGTATACGATGAAACGCTGGGTCGGTATGTGCCTCCATTTCCTATGCCGAAAGATGGAAAGTTTTATCGCTGGAGCGGCAAAGACAATAACTGGAAAGAGGCTGAACCGTTTCCCCAAGACGGCAAAAAGTATACTTTTGATTTCGATAACTGGGTTAATGTAGAAGTAGTCTCTAATGAAGGCGGGTCGCCTAATGTGTAATGCCGCGCAGCCCAAAGAAATGGTAAACCAGAACACGCTTCAAGTAGCGGTGCATTTTCCATCCCCAGTTTTTGTTATTGACCGGGCAGATTTCCTCGAAACGGTTCAGGAAGTTTCTGAAGAGTATTTGGCAGCATCTCGCGCATCTTCTCCGCACAACGAAATTTACCCGGCGTTGATGAGTGCGCCGTATCACAACGACCCGCGCATTCGTGCGTTTGGAGAGTACGTGGCGGCAACGGGTTGGAATATCCTAGATAGCCAAGGGTATGCCATGCAAAACTTCCACACGTTTTTTGAATCGATGTGGACGCAAGAGCATCACAAGCACTCTGCAATGGAGCAGCATGTTCATGGGGGCGGCTCACAGATTGTGGGCTTTTACTTTCTTGAGGTGCCAGAAGGTTCGTCCCGTGTGGTGTTCCATGATCCGCGTCCGGGGAAGGTTATTACTGGGTTGCCGGAGAAAGACATTAGTCAAGCTACCCCTGCCAGCCAGATGATCAACTTTGAGGCAAAGCCTGGGCGTATGATCTTTTCAAACGCTTGGCTCCCCCACTCTTTCACTAGACATGCCGGGGATAAGCCGTTGAAGTTTGTTCACTTCAACCTCAGCGCGATGTATGCCAACCCTGCTGCCCAGACTTGCCAAGCGCCAGCAGTCGAGATCGTATGAACACGTATAGCATCCGCTTCAATAAAAGCCGTGGTCAACCCGGAAGGGGCACAATTGATCATGTCTGGCGGGTGTTTGAGAATGGCAAAGAGTATTTGTTTAAGAACCTTGACATCAATGTGCCCGTCAAGAGCGAGAAAGATGCAAACGGTCAGGACTACAACATCTGTTGCCAGGGCTACATGATCATTGACAGGGCTGAATCCACAGCAATCATTAGGGCATCAATAGAGGCTTAAATGGAATCGCAAGTGTTTATCAATGCCATTTTTGGCGTGTCTGCATTTTTGGGAGGTTGGGTGTTGAACAACATCACGCGAACCATCAATCGCATTGATAAAGATTTGCGGGATATGCCGCATCTCTATGTCACTAAGGACACCTATCACCGCGACATAGACGAACTCAAGGACATTTGCAGGCAAATTTTTGCCAAGCTCGACCACAAAGCAGATAAGTGATGGAACCGATCACCGGCATTCTTGCGGCAGTCTCAGCAGCGAATGCCGCGTTTGGTGCAATCAAAAAACTTGTCGCCACGGGCCGCGAGATTCAGGACGTTGCCGGTCAGATCGGCAAGTGGTACGGGGCGTTTGGGGACTTCAATCGCCTCGCTACCGAGAAGGCCAATAAGAAGCCTTCCATCTTCAAACGCTTGTTGCACGACGGCAGCATTGAGCAGGAAGCCTTGCAGATCACAATGCACAAGCAGGCGCTGATCAAGCAAGAGTACGAACTCAAGATTTTGATCGTCGCTCACTACGGTGAAAACGTCTACAACGAAATGATCATGGAGCGCATCCGGCTCAAGCGGGAGCGCGACAAGAAAGAGCGTGAGCATCGGCTGCGGCAGCAGGACTTCATGCTCAACGTCAAGTACGGTGGGGCGATTGCACTTCTCGGAACCGCTGTCTTGGCGGTTCTTTACTATTTGGCAGATAAGGTGAGGCACTGATGCTTTCTCTACTCTCGACTCTTGGCGGCTTGCTGATCAGCGGCTTGCCTAGACTTTTGGACTTTTTCCAAAACAAGGCCGATCAGGCGCATGAACTGCGAATGATGCAAGTGCAGACTGAGCGCGAACTGCAAATGGCCGCAGCGGGGTTTGCGGCGCAGGCACGGATGGAGGAAATCCGCACCGAACAGGTCATGCTAGAAACAGATGCCCGAATGACCGAGGCGGCTCTGAAGCACGATGAACAAGTGCTAGAGAAGGCAAGCCGTTGGGTTGCGAACTACGTCGGCACTGTCAGACCTACAGTTACCTACATCTTCGTGTTTGAGTTGGTTGCCATCAATGCATTCATGGCGTGGTATCTGTGGAACCACCCACAGCTTATTCAGAGCATGGACGACATCATCAAGTATTCCGACCTGATTTTTTCGACCGATGAAATGGCTCTGCTCGGTGGAATTACTGGCTACTGGTTCGGATCGCGTGGGTGGGCTAAGAAGTGAAACTGAGCAAGGCAGGCGAAGACCTCATGCACAAGTATGAGGGTTTCCGCAGCAAGCCTTACCTTTGCCCTGCCCACATTTGGACCATCGGGTACGGCCACGTTCTCTACCAAGAACAGATCAGATTGCCGGTAGTCCGAAAAGAAGGCTACACCGGGATGATTCGCAATGAATACAACATCAAGCCCGAAGACAATCGTGTATGGACAAAGACCGAGATCGATGAGTTATTCCGCGATGATGTCGGGACTTTTGAACGCGGTGTTCTTCGACTTGTTCCCGGTGTATCTGGCCGTCAAGGCAGCTTTGACGCTCTGGTCAGTTTTGCCTTTAATGCCGGCCTAGGCAATCTTCAGCGCAGTCAGATTCGGATTCGCGCTAACCGAGGCGACTGGGAAGGTGCAGCAGATGCATTCAGGCAATGGACGCGAGGGGGTGGCAAAGTGCTGCCGGGTCTGGTAAAAAGGAGGGAAGCGGAAATCGCTTTGTTTCTTTCATAGGATAAGACAATGCCATTCAGCAGCACAAGCGGTAAGGATTTCATTTGTTCACTAAAACTCAAAGTCAAAACAGTTCTTGATGTCGGCGCTGGAAGCGGCACCTACAAAGATTTGTTTCCCGACCTGGGTGAAGAATGGACAGCAGTGGAAGTCTGGGCGCCGTATGTCGAGAAGTACAGCCTGACGGCCAAATACGATAACGTTATCGTTGACGACATTCGTAAGCTAGATTTTTCTGAGCAGTACGACCTTTGCATTCTTGGCGATGTGCTTGAGCACATGACGGTCGAAGAAGCCAAGGACGTGTTTGCCAAGCTGAAGAAGTGCTGCACCACCGTCATCATCAGCATTCCCTTGGGCCACTATCCCCAGGGAGAGTTTGACGGCAATCCATACGAAGCTCATGTGGTTGACAACTGGACGCATGAGCAAGTCATCAATGTTTTTGGGCATCCTCGCGCCCATCACATTGACAAAGAAATCGGCGTCTATGTCTATCGCAAGCACAAGATTGCCGTGTATGCGATTAGCAAGAACGAAGAACAGTTTGTAGAGCGTTTTTGCGCGTCGGCAAAGGATGCTGACCTGATCGTGATTGCCGACACCGGCTCTGAGGACAACACCGCAGTCAAAGCTGCCGAGTGTGGCGCGGCGGTCTACAACATCTGCATTACGCCCTGGCGATTCGACAAAGCGCGTGATGCGGCGCTGGCGCTGATCCCTCGCGACATTGATGTGTGCATCAGTCTGGACCTAGACGAAGTGCTAGAGCCGGGATGGCGCGAGGAAATTGAGCGCAAGTGGAAGCTCGGAGAAACGACCCGACTGCGCTACATGTTCGACTGGGGCCACAACATCCGGTTCAAGTACGAAAAGATACATGCTCGCCACGGCTATCGGTGGCACCACCCGGTCCACGAATACCCGGTGCCGGATGGCCGAATCAACGAAGTCTATGCCGACACAGATGAATTACTTGTCAGTCACCACCCGGACCCGACCAAGAGCCGTGGACAGTACCTCCCGCTGCTTAGGATGGCAGTTGCTGAAGACCCTCGCTGCCCTCGGAATGCTTTTTACTTTGCTCGGGAACTGACGTTCTATCGTCTGTGGGATGAGGCGATTGACCGGCTCAATCACTACCTAAAGATGCCCGAGGCGACCTGGCAGAACGAACGCTGCTATGCAATGCGCCTGCTGTCGGAGGCATATCAGGCCAAGGGGGATTATTGGACTGCCGTGACCTGGGCGCGGCGCGCCACCGCTGAAGCACCTTACACGCGAGAGCCTTGGGTGCGACTGGCTGAGTTGGCCTATTCTGTCCACAACTGGCCCGAGTGCTATGCAGCGGCTCGGTCAGCACTCGCTATCCAAGACAAGGCTCACGTATACACAATGGACCCTGCGGTGTGGACAGAGAAGCCGCATGACTACCTGAGCATTGCAGCATGGCACCTGGGCATGAAGGCCGAGGCACTTGAGCATTGCAAAAAAGCTCTGGAATTTGCGCCTGATGACCCGCGCTTGAAGGCAAACCTCGCTATGATTGAAGCGTAGTTGCCTCTCTCCTTCCCGAGTTGTTAGGGCATGCTCGGGTTAGCCCCCCTTCGAGGGGGCTTTCTTTTTCCACTCGACAAGAATCGCTTGCTCTAGCTCGGCTCTGGCTCTAGCTCCACGCTTCTCTTCCACACCGAGAAGATATGGTCCACGCTCTGCACGGGGCTTTGAGAGGACGTAGCGGGCTTCACACTCGCGCCGCCACGCCTCCCCGTATGTAGGATTTCTTCTACATTCGGCAGCGAGAAAGTTTCGTACGTTGAGAAGATATGCTGGTTCGGGCACCTCCTTCTTCGGTAGAAGCGGTCCTCGCGTTTGCGCTTTTCCAGCACCTTGGTCTTTTCGCCGCATACCGGGCAAGCTACTGATTTTCCCTGGCTATTCGATTTCGGATTGAGCACTTCTTTTCCAATTGTTCGATGCGTTCGTAAGCCCTTAAAAGGGACGATTTGAGGAAGCCATTGATGTAGACAGCCCTGGCTCTAGAGCTAAAGTCATCTTGCGAGATGCCAAACATTTCGTAGGCTTTCTCTTCAATGAATAGCATGTCATCTTTGAGGCGTTCTTCTGGTGTCATGGTCTTTTGAGTTTGCTATGTGATAGCCGCGCTCAAACATAGAGCAAGATCAGCACCAGTGTTATAGGCAGCACAACGTATGCGCCGCAGATGACAAGTGCGGTTGAGATTGTTTTTGCCTTGTGGCGGCTAAGGTCAGCGATTGGGTATCCAACCGTGAACTCGCAGTCGGCCATCGTGCGCGGGGTAGTGATGTTTTTCATGGTCAGAAGGGGATGTCCATGTCATCGGTTGATTGCTTCTGCGGCTCTTCTTGCCGGGGCTTGCTGCCGACAAAGTGAACCTCGAACACCGTGCCGGTCAGCTTGACGCCCATGCCGCCATCGTTCTTCTTGTATGTCTCAACGTGTACGTCCTGAACGTCTAAGAACAGCTCGGTGCCCTTCTTGAGATACGGCGCGACCTTCTCGCCGCGTTCTCCAAAGAATGCAATATCGATCCATTGCGAAGGCTTTTTGCCATCTTGCCCAGGCTTGCCGTAGTTCCATGCAATTGACATGTTGACCACGGGCTTGCCTTGTCCGGTGTAACGCAGTTCTGCATCCTTGCCGAGTCTTCCGACTCCGATTAGCTTCATCATTTGATGTTCCTCAGTTTTTCAACGATAGCGTCAACTTCTGCCCGGAATGACCGGACCTCTTTTTCCAAGTCTTCGATCAGCTTGGAATCTCTTGGCACCCGCACGATCAGCAACTGGTGCTGCTCAGGAAAGCGGGGATCGTAGCTACAGAAATCGCACCACTGACGGCCAGTGCATGCCATCTGCCACTGCATTTGCAACATGTAGCCGGTGTCAGGTTTGTGCGAGATCAGATTGCGTAGGTGTTGCTTGGATTCCGGGCACTTGATCTCAATCAGTCCATCGTCGCCCACCAGACCGTCTGGGCTGGCCGCAGACATGGGAATGCTTGGGTGGTCATAGATGCCGACCTCCTGCACAAAGTTGCCGGTGGCGACCTCATAGGCGGCGCGTGCCTCCGGTTCCTTGTCGATGCCCCATTGCATCGCTGCTTTGACAAACCCTTCAGCCTTGCGTTGCGTCAAGGTTTCCAGCGCCAACTCCACCGCATAGTTCTCACGCGAAGCGGAATAGCCGGTCTTGGTCCTGGCGCAGATGTCATCCATGCGCGATGCGGTGGCCTTGCCTAGTCTGGCGGCGAACCACTCTGCCGATTTTTGGGCCAATTGCTCATCGGCATCGGGTCTAAAAAGGTTAACCATCAGTCATCACCATTTAGTTTGACGCATTCACCGTCGACCCATTCGCATACAGGTTCGTCAGCAACCGATAGCACAAAATTTTCTAAGTCGGGATCGCCTCCGCAGCCGGTGACCACATAGCCAAAGTCGCCAATCTGAACAATCACGGGTGCATTGGTGTTGATGAACTCATCAAGCATGGCCTGAAAAACAAAGTTCATGGAAAGAGGTTGTAAAAACATCATTCCCCCTCTTTCTATCGTGAGTTCGCATCAATCCACTTTGCCCATTCGATAGCAACTTTTTCATCTTTAGTGCGCTGCCCACCGGGAAGAACCCAGCCCTCTTTGAAATGTTGCATCTTGCTGTTCTGGGTTTCAGTTCCCCACAAGATGCGGCCCTTGCCGATCTGAATGTTGCGGTAGTCAAGAAAAATCTTGTATCCGTCGTCTTGGTTCTCTTTCATCATTTCTCAATCCTTTCGTTCATTGGAAGTTGTCAAAACATCACGCCACATCATTTGCAGCTTTGATCAAGCTGTCGCGGTGCTTGGTCCAAAACATGTTTTTCAGTTTGCCCTTCGGCAACTTTTCAAACTTGTCGTTCAATTCCTTGATGCCGCGCAGCGCAACAGCGCGGAAGTCATCAAGGTGCTGGGCTTCATACTCTGCAAATTCATCATTCGGGGCGGCTTTGCTGGCTTGATGCCCATCGTCATCCTCCGGCGCAATGCCGCAAGCGGTCATCAGGCTATACCGGCGTGCATAGGTCAACGCCGAGCCATAACCCTGCGCGTCCTTTTTGTTGGCCGGTACATGCAGCTTGCCGGTTGAGTAGCTTTCGCCAGACTCATGCAGGAACACGGTTTCCACCGTGACCCCATCGGTGCATTCGTGCGTGTGCTGCACCAGGGCCAGCCCGTTATTGTTTAGGGCATCGGTCACCGCTTCCATGCATGCTGCAAGGTCAGCGTACTTGCTTTGGAGATGTGGGTTCTGCTTTTTCTTGAGCGCAGGCCCAAAGTCTTTTTGCGCTTTGACTAGCGCGGCATACAGACTCTTCACTTGTCTTGTCCTTTCAGTAATCTAGTAATCCATTCCACGGCTTTGCCGTTCTTCACCTGATCACCAGTCACCCTGATGATCTTCCAACCCATCGTACACGCTTCATTGTACTTTTCGCAATCTGCGGTAAACCCTAACCCTCGCGTGTGCCGGCCATTGGTCCACGTGCCGCCTTCGATCTCCAGCGCCACCATTCGGTCAGGCCACGCGAAGTCAAACTTCCAGCGCCGCTTGGCATGAAATCGGTACTCGCGCACCGCAACAGGCAACCGCAGGCCGCGAATGTGCCACTCAAACATTGCTTCTAGTTCACTCATATGGTAATGGTTCGTCATCAGGCCAAAGGCCATGCAAATCAAGCAGTCGCGCAGTCTTCCAATGCGCTTCTTCCCACATCTCCAGCTTTGCAGCGCGGCTCATCTTGCTTTGGTCAACCTTCATATGACAGCAATGACAAAGCGCGGCCACATAGATGTCGGACGCTTTGATGCCCCGGCCCTTGCCATGCCTCGACTGGTTCGAGTGCGCGGCCACCACGGTCCCATCGTCAGCACCGCAGTACTGGCAGGAGAACTCCCTGCACGCTTCTAGGATGGCGCGATTGCGAACGTAGATACGTTTACTGTACAAACTGCACCCCCAGTTCTGTGGCCGCATGCGCCTCGACGTTCTGCATGTACTCAGTGAACGTGCCCACGCTCATCTCGGTAGTAGACATGCGGCGCGTGATCACTTCGCCACCGGGCAACTTCATATCCTCGCACACACCGTAGCGGCGTGCAAAGTATTCGTGCCACACATCAGGCGCGAACTTCTGGCCGTCCACCCATGCTTGGTCTGCGATGGACTTCAGCACATAACCCCAGTACCGGCGGTTCTGCTCAGTGTTTCGCTTTGCTTCCGAACTGGTAACGATCAAGCGCAACGGTGTGCCCTTGTCGATCATGTTCTGAGCATGTTCCTTGATGAAGCTCAGGAACGGTTCCCACGCCTGTCGCGTTTTGAGATGGAACTCTTTGTAGATAGCACTCATGTTGTTTAGCCTCGCATAGACGCTCGACGATTATTTTTGCTTCGCTTGTGTAGTGCTGACACTTGTCTCTGCGGTCGCACCAACCGCCCATACACGCGATCATGTGAGGATGTTGTCCCATGCATCTACCTCTGGCGCGAGGTGCTGCGTGCCTCTCGCGTTGCGAAGTCGGAAGCTGAAGAAGTCGCGTAGCGCAGGCTCATTCTTTGCCAGCATCCTGGCATACAGCGCACGGTAATTGTTGTTGAGCTTGAACCCCTCTTCATCTTTCGATGTCAACGATGCTTGATAACGCAAGATTTCAAACAACCCGCCAATCCCGTAATGTTTGACTCCTGCGTTCCTAAGTTCAAATGCCAACAACTTCAGCTTCTCATACACCCAAGGGTGTTCGTTGTGGAATTCCTCAAACTTAATTGCTATCTGATCTGTCATGTCTTGTACCTGTTTTTATAGTGAAAACGGGCAGTACGAACTAAACATCCGAGTGGTGGTGTACTTGCACTGGTAGTCCACGCAGTACGTCCCGATGTATCTATATCCCTGCGGCGTGCTAACACCGTCGCAAGAGATGAGCGTACCGGCGCGAGCAAACGCGACCACGGGCGAAAGGTTGGCCGCGATGACCAGAGTGATAAACAGCTTACGCATTTCAGTTCTCCTTAACAAAAACACCAGATGGCAAAAGCGTGCCCTTGCGGTCCTTGATCTGGTTCCAAGAACCTTCCAGACAATCAACCATGTCAATGTCCAGTAGGGCGCACATGTTGATCAGGCACACCAGCGTGTCGCCCACCGCATCCTTCACGGCAGGCATGTCCTTCTTTTGCAGTGCATCTGACAGTTCTCCCATCTCAGACACTGCCTTCATAAACTGCGATGCAGGCGTGCTGTTGGGAATGATCTTGCGGGCCTCGGCCCAGCGCAGGATGTCTGATTCAAGGATTCGATACGCTTGTGGCATTGGTTTCTTTCGGTGCGTTGGGCTTGTCTCCGAGTGCGTAGATCGGGCGAAGGTACTTGCGAAAACCTTTGCCCTCATACGTCCAGCGTGCGACATGGATGCGGCGTATGCCGGCTTTGCTTGGTTTGACCATGCGGTACAGGACGTTGTGGACCCTGTAGCGAAATAGTCCGGTTTGTGCGGCAATGTCCACAGCAGATGCTTCGCCAGCTTCGAGCACGCGAAGAACTTGCTGCACTACTTTGCCTGAGTTAAGCGGTGTCACGGGTTAGAAACTCCAAGATTTCTTGACGCTGAAGCTCGAACTCTTCTCGCGTCATTTCAGGCTTGTTCCAAGCTGGACCGCTGAACTGGTACGCAGACCAGAGGCGATAAAGCTGGATCAATCGGTTGTCTTCCTGCATCGCCCATTGCAGCACCTGAGCTTGTTGCTCGCCCAACTTCCACATGCTGTAGTCATCGGAATAGTTATAGGTCCAGTCATGGGTCGCGCAGGCGCGGTCAAACTCTTGTGGTGTCATATCAGTGCTTCCGGTAGATCATCAATGTGTTGTTGATTGCGCTGTTTGAGAAGCCGCGCAAGTCGCTTCGGGTCAATAGCACCAAACGGCCAGCCCAGTGGGTCAGCCTGTTTGAATGAGGAACATGGCAAGCAGCCAGACGACGACAGGGATTCCGAGGAGGATTGCGATTCCACAGAGGATGAGAACTGCGGCGTCATCAAGGATGCGGTCATCGTGTTGCATGGCTGGCGGCGTGTTGTCATGAGCGTATCGTACATGCATGACATGTGCATACGATAGGGACAAACCCGGACAGGGTTGTGTCAACGACAGGTTGTGGCATAGACTGTTGCCAAACCACGGCTAGGGTAGCTCCCGAAAAGACGACTCGTTACCGTCCTGCCGATGGTTCCCTTTGTAACGACTGCCGACAACGTGAGGTGCCAGATGTTGCTCAAGCCCCGTCATTGGGACAAGTTCCAGCATTACAAAGATCGCTGCCCACCGTGGATCAAGCTCCACCGCGATCTTCTCAACGACCGTGAATTCGCATGCTTGCCACTTGCTAGCAAGGCGCTAGCTCCATTGCTATGGCTGCTTGCAAGCGAGAGCAAGGATGGTACTTTCGATGCCACAACCGAGGAACTGGTGTTCCGGCTAAGGATTGAAAGTAAAGATATAGAAAAGGGTCTTAAGCCGTTGATTGATCACGGCTTTTTTTCTGTTGCTAGCGGCGTGCTAGCAGATTGCTTGCAAGTTGCTATCCCAGAGAGAGAGACAGAGAGAGAGAAAGAGACAGAGAAAAAGAAGAAAGCCGCCGCTGTCGCGGCTCCCCCGGAGGGGGTGTCACAGTCGGTTTGGAATGACTTCCTCCAGCTTCGCAAAGCCAAGAAAGCCCCCATGACAACCGCCGCCCTTTCCGGCATCATGGGCGAAGCAGAAAAGGCTGGCTGGAGTCTGGAGCGTGCGCTGTCCGAGTGCTGTCATCGGGGTTGGCAAGGGTTCAAGGCCGAGTGGGTCGCCGGTAAGCCCGATGTGGCACGCACCACCGTCCCGAGCACCTCCGAGCGTGATCCGGCCCTGGTCAAGATCGAACAGGACGCGCAGCGAAAAGCTCCCCCGCCACCGGAAATTCGGGACAAAATACGGGCAATCATCAAGAGGGTGTGACATGCGATTCAAGGCCAGCGTCAACGAAGCAAAGCAGGGCGATCCCCTGATGGACTATGTGATGACGATGCTCCACGCTCGAACTCAGGCGCACATGCTGCACTGGGTTGTCACCGGGCCGGGATCGTTCGCCAAACACACGGCCCTAAATAATTTTTACGACAAGGTGCCTTCCCTTTTGGACGGTTTTGTGGAGAGCTTTCAGGGCAAATACGGGCTGCTGCACGACTTCAAGCCGGGATTCGAGCTGCCTCCTGAGCCAATTGCATTCATTCGTGAGATTGCTCAATTCATTGAGGGAGTTCGCAGGAGAGAAGGCTTCCCGCAGGACAGCTATCTGCAAAATCAGGTCGATGAAATGCTTGCCCTGACCTATTCCACGAAGAACAGCTTGGAGAACTACCAATAATGCCGCTGGTCCACAGAAAGTCGGGCTGGTTCTGGGGTTCTAAGGGACCGTTCCCGTCCAAAGCAAAAGCCCTTCAAGTTGCGCGGGCCGCATACGCTTCTGGCTACCGGGAAAAAAACGAAGGCGAAGAAATATTTTTTTGCGCGAGCAGCCCAGAAAAAAAGCAAATTCTGGAAGCAGCTTTTGCAGAAAAAAAGTGACTCAATTTTTTTTTTAAGAATGCGTAGTGGGGTCGGGTCATTTTTTCACCCCCAAACCGCACTGCTAACGTGGTTTTTCAGGAAAACCGCGCAAACCGTTGATTTATAACGGTTTTCCGGGCCGCGGCGCCTCCACCGGGCCGCAGCGCCAGCGCCGGAACAGCGCGCCACCAGCGC